GTAGCGGATGTGGACCTTCTTGTTCCCGCTCTTGCCGTAGGTCTGATTGTTATCCACGATGACCTCGGCACCGCCGAAGCCCTCGACCGTCATATTCTCGAAGACGGCTGACTTGATCTGTGAGAAGTTGCTGCAGTCTGCAACGTAGCGCAGCGCATCTGTCGCTGCATCCGCGCCGGGATCATCCTGGGGCGTACGGGGAAACGCCTTCGGATCGGTGCGTGTCTGTCGCTCCAGGCCTAGCAGATACTCGATCTTGTCCTTGATGCGGTTGTCGGTAATGGCCGGCTGACCGCGTCTGCACAGAATCTCGACCTCATCGTCCGACCACTGCTTGCCGTCGTAGTAGTCGCGGTGGATCTGCGCCTGCTTGCGCGCATCCCGCGTGGTGTCGGCCGAGAGATTGAACTGGTGGACGAAGCGCGCGAGCTGCTGATCGCCTTCGATCGGGTCGCCATCGCCGGCACCCGAAGCGCCGACATCCGGATTGCTGGCGTCGAGCTTTTTGGCTTTCTTACGCGCGGCCATGTTCGATCATCGCTGCCATGAGTGAGCGCGCATCGTTCAGGGCGTGATGCTCTTCCCCCGCAACATTGAGTATTCCCGTCTTGATCTCGGCAAACTCCTTGAACAGGATCGGCCAGCCCTTGGGCATATTCATGAAGCCGCCCCAGAGACGGCAGAACCAGTACCAGTCATAGGCGCCGTAGTAGCACCAGAATTCAGGGCTATCGCTCCCGATGAACCCTTGAATGCTGTGAGCAGCCAGTGAGAAGGTGGTCCGTGATGTACCTAGCTGCGGCAGTACATTCTCAAGCAGCCACGGCGTGATCTCGTGCGCCGGATAGTCGAACTCGAAATACCGGTGTGCTCCATCCTCTCGCACGATCGCAAAACTGATGAGCGCTGAGCAGGTGGGCGTATCAATGAACTCCGCATCGATTGCATATCTCACGCGGTTCGCCATGCTCGGGTCTCGGGTTCCTCAAAGAGTCGGGAGTAGGAGTCTTTCGGCTGGTGCTCTTTCGAAGCGCCCTTGGCCACCCACGGTCGGGACATACACGCATAACGCGTCTCATCCCCGGCGTGGTCTTCCATATGCGTATCCACATCCTCGGGACGTTTTGAATCGTGCTGCAGCATGGGGATAGTTCGAATGGTATGGATGCAGGTCTTGAAGAAGTACAGCATCGGCTTGCCATCCTGACCCCGTAGTCGAGCGCGCAGCTGATCCCAGCCGCCCATGGCGCCGCGTTCCGGCACCCGTTTATTGTCCGCAGGCCGCCAGATCACTGGCGCCATGCGTGAAGCGATACTGGGGCCACCATTGACTGCAAAGGCCGAAGGGTCTAGCACGCCATAGGCGATTTGATCGCCCTGCTCGCGGCTGCGTATGCCCTCCCCTAGTTGTTCTGCGTCCAGCTTTAAACCCACGTTCGGCTGGCCATCCTTCATGCCGTACCACTCGCGATACTTGATGAGTGCCCCGCGTGGGAACTGGGGCAATTCACCATCCGAAACGGCATACCAGCCCACACTGAAGGGTTCGGCTGACCCCCAGTCCATTGCGCGAAACCGTGTCCACTTTGCCGGCAGACTCAGCGGCTCAATGACGTGTTTGTCGGGATTGAATTCGGGGAAGAATGCCCCTTCGATCACCGACCAATCGCCTTCCTTGATGGCTCGCACGAAGTTCGGTGATCCCGCACCCTCCAGGCGATTCTCATAGCCGGGATCATTTGCAATCCCGATTTTGTTGTCCTGCAAGCGCGCTTTGATGAACAAGCGCTTCATGCCCGATCCGTCATTCGGCACGAATACATGCCCACCCAATGGGTACTCGTCGATCTTCCAATAGGCGCGCACGTTGTGGTGGCCAGGCCCGCCTGGGTTCGCACTGGCTCGAATACGCTTGTTCGGAATGTTCGCCGAGGCACTACGAAGCCGGGCTTTCATGCGCAGATACGGCGTCATGCTCGCCCACAACGCAATCTCATCCCAGCCGATCCACGTATAGGCGTGGCCCCAATACTCCATCCAGTCGTCGTCCGACTCCATGAAGCGCATCTTCAGGGTCGCACAGTTAGGCCAGGTCCAGGTCTTGGTCTGATTGCTCCAACTGACCCCCGGAAACCAGTTTGGGTAGATCTCCTTGCTGCGGCTGATCAGGTCCTCGAGCTGGGGGTAGTTCTTGCGAAAGAGGATGCCGTGCCAATGCTGACCGTAAGGCCGCGGAATATCCTGCGCGAAATCCCCCAGTAGAAAGTCACTCTTGCCGCCGAATACCGCACCGCCATAAAGCAGTTCATCAACCGTGTCCCGGCGAATGGCCGTTAGCTGGGGTCCCGGCTGGGCTCGCCACGGAATCACTGTCGCGCTGCTCGACAGGAATGGGCTGCGCTGCGTATTGACCGATGACACCGTCTACCTTTGCGTCGACTGAAGAGAGCTTGGGGTGCAAATAAGGCGCTGCCTCCTTGGCATAGGGCATGGCTGCTGCTGCACCCCCTTGCTCGTAGGCTTCCCGCATCGCTTCCAGCATCACCTCAAGGGGCGTGGTGCCTTCCTTGAGTGCCCGCATAGTCAGCTCTTGGCGAAGCTTCCCGATCGGCGTGTCGGCGCTCTTGGGACGTCCTGCGCCCTTTCGTTTACCGCCGCGAGTGCCCATTTGATTAAATTTGAATACGTTTGAATCAAATCTCGGATTCAAAGGTGTCGAATCGGTCAATCACAACCTTAGCCGTTTCAACAACATCGCTGATCCGAGAATGATCTGGCTCAGTGAGCACCTGCTTTCCTTGTAACCACTCCAATACGCGGCGCATCTCCACAGCCGAATTTCGCAACTCGTCTGCAAGCTTATTCATTGGACGCCCTGCATGTTGCGAATGCGATAGCTCAATTCCTGGGAGAGCTGGTTGTCTGTGCCGTAATCGCTCTGGATGGTCAGGATCCGGGTCTCGTAGGGATTGCGGTCATTCAGGATGGCGTTCGCCCCTGCCGGGATCGTGATCTCGATGGAGCTATCAGGCGTGGTGGTTTGCCAATCGAGCACTGGAGTCACTTGCTCGGGGACAGTCACGTCATCCAGGCGATAGCGAATCGTCACCGGCATGAACGATTCATAGCGCTCGTCTTTGAAGCTCACGGCGAACTTCTGACGGGACTGCTCCAGGATGGTCAGCATTCAAGTCCCATACCGATAGCGCTTCTTGGGATCACCGTCGCTCTCCAATCCGTTCTTGGCGCGATATGCGCGATAGGCCGTCTCCGCCCGACATGCTTTACACGCTCGTTTCCAATAGCCTTTCTCGAAACGCCATTGAGTATTGGCATCGGTGAACTCATGGCCACGCTTACATTCACCGCCGACCATCTTCGCTGCGATCTCGACGGGAGGCTGCATAGGCGGTTTCTTCGTACTCAATCGCGCAGTGCGTGCCCGCTGAGCGGCATTGAAGCAGGCCCGGCAGCGGCGATGTTTTGTGCGACCGTTGGGTTCGGTGTAATCAATCAGATTCTCGGGCGTAAGTTCGTGGCCGCGTGGGCAATGGGTGCCCGTGAAGCCACTCCATTTGAACCGTCCCTTCTGAATGCAGTCGCGAACGTTCTCCTGCTGCGTCCCCACAAATAGGTGATTCGGGTTCACACATAGACCGTTGTCACATTTGTGGCAGGCCACCATGTCTTTCGGGATGGGGCCTATCCAGTGCTCGTATGCGGCGCGGGCCGCGATCATCCATTTGCCGTCCTGGCAAATTCGAGGTCGCCCGTAGCGACTCAACATCTTCTTGTGATTCCACACCCAGCAGCCGGTCTTCGGATCAGGCGTGCTGTTATCCAGAATCTTGCGATCGACCGTCTTCTGTTTTCTCGGCATAACTTGCTCCGCTTAGGGAGCAAGATCATAACATCAATCTAAGGAAATGCCTATTTATGCAGCGGCAAAGGTCAATGTTACAGTCAACTGCCAAGCTTGCGTGTTAGTTTTTGTGCCCAAAGACTCCACTTTTCTCTGCCACATCACCCCGCTGGCGGCGGCATTGAAGGTGCCCCACTCCTGCCAGGCGAAATTGGCCTGACTGGTGCTGAAGGTGCTACGGAAGGTCACCGCGGCGCCCGAACGCGACGGATAGGCCGCATCCATGCCGATACGCACCTTATTCGTGCTGGCCTGCAAGTCGGTTTGTGCGGCCGAGAAGGCGGTCGTCGAGTCACCGACACCTAGATACGCGTTGGACGCGTTGATGTAGGTCGGCGTGTCGTTGATAGCACATTTGGCGATTTCGGTGGCGGCGGCGGTCGTGAGGCCCATTACTTTCTCCAGACTTGGGTCGGGCGGTCTGCGCCGCCGACAACGAGTTCCACACAATGAGGGTTGAGCAGGTCGCGGACGAGTGATTCGTAGTCACTGATGCCCGCAGGTTTGGGGTCCACGTCGCCATTGAATTTCGCGACGTAGTAGAACGCGCAGTCGACGTTGACTTGGATGCCGTCTTTACTCATATCGGGGTGATGCGAATCCAGGCCCGCAAGGGCGTAATACGGATAGCAAAGGGTCGCGTGTCGACAAGCATCTCGAGTTCCGAGACCTCATCGATCGTGACTGTCACGGCGTCAGTGCTCTGAAACTGCAGGACACCGCTGAAAATGCTCAGCAGCGAGGCTTCTGTCAGGGTCGCGGAGACTGTGTCGGCCGTGACCACCGACTGAGTCGAGGTCGACAGACTCGACGTGTCCGTCGCACTGACCGAAATCGTATCGGCTGTGATGAGCGAGATATTGAGGCCCGAGACCTCTGTCAGCGTGCTCGTGACCGTGTCGCTGGCCGTAATCGGCGTCGCGGCGACCTGTACGAGGGCTACCGTCTCCGAAACCGTGACGTTCGTGGCGTCCACCGCGAACACCACATTGAACAACTGGGACTGTTCGGTCAGCGTGACGCGAACCGTCGAGTCCTGAGACGTAATCTGGTTCGAGGTGATCGGGTCCTCGTTCCACTGGATCGAGACCGTGTCGGCGGTCGTGATCGGAACCAGGAGCGAGGGTGCCTTGCCCGGGACGTCATAGTACGGGACCGGCGTAGCCCCGACGCCCAGTATCGTGGTCTGGGACGCCTGCGTGACCGTCGCCGTATTGGTCAGCGTGACAGAGACCGTATCGTTCGTGACGATCTGCGTCAGAACGAGAACCGAGCTCGACTCCGTCAGTGTGACGCTGACGGTATCCGCAGTGCTCGCGGCATCCTGGACCGTCGTCGGGGACGGCCCGGGCGCGCCCCACACCGCGAGGGTGGTGTAGAGCGCTGGAAAGGACATGTTACACGATCACGAGCGTATCAGTGTTGGCCGGGGCAGAGGTCAGCGCGCTGACGGTGAAATGACCCCGCCCGGTCACCAGTGTATAGGCCGTGATACGGGCGGCCTGCTGATTGAGCGTGCCGGCGGTGAAAATAACGGTGCGTCCGACCCAGTGACTGCCTGCAGCGGTAGTGATGTCACTGCACTCGAATTCCGTCGTCGTGGGCGTGAAGCCCGCATTCGTCACCGTGCCTATCTGCATCGAGAACGCCGACAGCCCGAGATTGGCCGCCGCCTGGTTGATGCCATTGATCGAGGACAGGTTGACGTTCAGTACTCCGGTGCCGGCGACCAACGCGTTATAGACCGATGCGGGAACGACGGTAAATTCAGCGCGGACCGGGAGTGCGCCGGACTTACTGATGTCCAGTTGCAACTGTCCCACCGTACCAGTATCGGTCGTGTCGAACGGAATGAAGTACCAGCCGCCGGTGTCGTGCGTGCCGCTCGTCGCACTGTGCTTCTGAGCCGCGGCCGCATAGTTCAGCGACAGACTGCAATCCGCCTGCGCGATCGTGAGCGCGGTCTGTTTGGTAACGGCATCCGTGGAGGACACGAAGGGCCCGACCCGCACCGTCACCGAGGTCGACTGTTTGAGAATCTTGAACATAGTGACCTTTTAAGTCTGGTGCAGAAGGTAGGACGAGGCCAATACAGCGATGCTCGGACCCCCACCCCCACCGAAGTTGCCTCCGGTGAAATTATCGAAAGCATTGGCCTGAGGCGTGGTATCCCAACTCCCGAAGCCGAGCCGGGAGAAAGTGGTAAAGGTCACCGGACTCACAAACTGACACGTCGCGTCTATACCGTCCCACGAGTTCACTGCACTGGGAGTAGCGGCTGTGGGGTTGACCCAGAAGCGAATGATCCCCGTGCTCGCCTCGAAGCTGATCCCGTATGGAACAGTCGTCGGATTGACCCACGTAATGGGCGTGCTTACGGGCGAATAGTCCGTTCCTTCGGTGATGTAGGCGGTAAACGCTGCCATCTGTGACAGCTTGCCATTGAGCGTGGCTGTCTCGCGGCTGAAGATGGCGAGCAATGCGGTGCCACTTCCATCGCCGCACGCGACACCGACCGATTCCTGGTCGGAGGTGAAGGTCGGCATCGTGAAGCGCATCCACTTATCGCCAGTCCCGCAGCTCGTCTTGGCAAGCACGAGACCGTGACCTGAAATGACCAAAGTGCCGCTCGAATAGGCCGCGTACGAACCCGTACCCTTATCGAAATCGCTCGAGAACGTACCGCTGAAATCGAGGTTGATGAGGGTTGAGGCGGTCATCAGTTACCCGTCAGCGTAATTTGCTGCTGAGCCAGAATAGTGTCGGCGACACTGTCGGCCAGCACGGTCAGGTAGTACGTGCCCGCCGGCAAGCCACCCTTGTTGATCTGCACCGTGATCGAAGTGCTCGACCATGCCGTGGGCTTCTGGATCTCGCGAATGGTCGCAGCTGCTGCTGTTGGCGCGTTCCAGATTTCTACACAGGCAAAGGAGCCGATCTGAACAAAGTGATCGTCCATCGCGAAATGAGCTGCCGAGAGCCCATTTCCCCACCAGTTCTGATAGATCAGGTAGGCCCAGTGGATTCCAGCCGCGTAAGCATTGAGCTGGCTCTGCAGCAGCGTGCCGGTCCCGGAGGCACTTGCGACAATATAAGCCGGCGCATTGTTCTGGCTGACTCGATAATAACATTGCCCGTTGGACGAACCGTTCGAAGACGGTGCGACCCACTTGGTTTCGAAGCGCTGCCAGATTCCATTGAGCTGCGGATTGTTCGCGCCGGAGGGCAGGTAGAACGTCTCAGAGCCGCCACCTCCTCCAGAGTTGCAATACGCCATGGCTGTACCACTGTTGATGGTAAAGACCATGTTGTGATCATCGTCCTGTATGTTGTCTGATAGGCGCTGGAACTTGTACTGAGAATTGGCGCCGCCGACGCTGCCGCTGACTGAAGCCCGGTGCCAGACCTTCGACATCACCTTTCCGCTGGTCGGGATCGATGATGGGAAGCCGATCTGTTGGGCGCATTCCGCTCCCACAGTGTCGGGGCTGACGAGCCCGACGACTTTCCCTCGAGTCGCATCACTCAGCGAGACAATGTCGTGTCCGCCGCCTGGGTTAGAGTCGCGCCAGCGCGTCCAGTTCATGGTGCCGGCAGTAGCATTACCCCCGAAATTGTTATTTCCATAACTTGGCGTGGCGCCGAGCGTGGCATTCTCGATTTCGCCACCCGCGCCACCCACAAAGACGAATGACGGCATGGTAGCGGGGAACCCGCTGCCCGTGATCGTCTTTGAGTCACCATGGTTCAGCCCGGTATTGACTCGCACCAGAAAACGCGTATCACGCTCTGACAGAGTGATGGAGGTAAACGTCGTGTTATTGTTTACCGCCGGATCCTGTGTCCCCGCGAAGGTCTTGAATGATCCGGGTAGATCCGTGCTCGTGAACGTCTGCGTGCCATTGCCGGAAGGATTGACGACGATCGCACCGTTATCGAACTCGCGGACCCAACAGCCCTTGAAGCGCGGCCCGGTAGGGCGTACGCCGTTCGCAGTGGTCAGCGGATTGCCCAGCCAACCGAGCGCGGCAGCGCCGGCCTGGTCGTATTCATCCGGCCAAACGATATCCGCGAGATTCGAACTATAGCCGGTGGAGAACTTGTTGACCGCAGACTGACCGCCGCCGAGAAAGGCGCAGCCGGCGATGTAACGGCTGTATTGTGGCAGGGTATAGACGGGCGGGAAGCCGTTCGCGGTCGGCAATCGTGGTAATGCGCTGCCATCCGAGGCGGTGTCGGGCCATGAGCCCTGAAATACCACCATCTGTGGATTTTTGGCGGTATCGAGTGCCTTGTAGTAGGCCGCCATCATGCCGGTGAAGCCCTGCCACGTATCCCGTGACCAGCTCTTGCCGATGAAGCTTTCGCAGACGCCGCCATCCAGAACGCTTTGCATCACACCCGCGCTGGCGGTGCCGGCATCGCCATAGCCGCCACCATAGTTCGCCATGACGTACTTAGTGGGCGCCAGCACGCGCATCTGATCGCAGTAGCGTCGTTGACCGGCCTGCAGCCACGGCGTGATGACCGTAGGCGAGCCTTTCTGTTCAGTAATGTTGTCCCGGTTGAAGTCCCCATTGATGCCGGGATCGCACAGGAAGTTATCTTGGAGAATGCCATCGAGATTGGTCGCGACCAATGCGCTGCTTAAACTCGAAAATCTCACTTCCCGTGAGGTGGTCAGCACGGCGTTGTAACAATATTTCGCGCCGAACTCGTACGGATATTCCAGCGAGGGATTCGTCCCGGCGTAATCGGTATAGAGCACTTCCTGCGTGGGCGCACCATCCAAGGATGGCAGCGGCGTACCGGTAGCGCCTACCAGATAGCAAAGCCAGTTGCGCGTCTGGACTTCCGTCCGCCACAGACCATACGCAACTCCGTTCGCACTCGTGTCAATCTCGTTCAGGCTCATGTACTGAAATACGAGCGTCTTGATCGGCAGCGTTGAGGCGGCTTTGACTCCTGTGACCGCTGCCTGGCGGTTCAGGCTGGTGTGGCCCTCCCAGTAGCCGCCCATGATGAGCGTGTTGAACTTGGCATAGGTCGGCCAGGCTGTGCTCGGATAATCCTGCACCCCAGCGATGCCCAGCAACGCCGCGGTGGGATAAGCCCAGGAGAGCGTCGGCGGCCCCACAATGGCCAGCGTCGTGACATTGACGACAGCCGAGGTGCTCGAGATGTTGCCGGCGCCATCAAGGGCGGCGACCTGATACTGATAGGCCGTGGAGGCCGTCAGACCTGTGTCGGAGAACGCCGTGGAGCTCGCCTGAGCAATCTGCGTCCCGTTGCGGTAGACGGGATACCCCACGAGTCCGGAGCCGCCCACATCGGTCGAGGCCGCCCAGGAGAGGTCAATGCGACTGCTGCTGATGGCCGTCCCGGTGAGGTTCGCCGGGACCGAGGGCGCGATCGTATCCAGGTCAAAGATGACCCGCGAGAGCGTGCTCATGTCACTGATGGCTTTCGGGATTTTGGCCATGCCTCACCCGAAGAGCTTGCATGTTGGCTTAGATCCCCTGCCTAAGAGGTAGAGCCACCACGATCTTAGGCAAGTGCGAAATCCGTGATCGGCGCCGGGGTCTTGGCGGCCACGACGAAAGGGACTTCGTTACCCCACGGCGAAACGGCCAGATCCTTGGTGCGCGAACGTGCCGCCGAGAACCACTGGCCGATGGCGAGATCCGGAGGAACGGCAGCGGCGATCTTGCCGCCCACGGTCTTCATCGTCGGATCGTTGATGACCCGGGTGTAGTTGCCCGTGGCAGTGCCGTACCCGTAGTCGAAGGACGTCACCTCGCCCGCGGGCATGGTGGTGCCGTCCGTGTAAAGCGTAGGCGCAGTGAAGCTGAGGCCGGCGGGATTGGTCGGGCCTGACATGGAACACCTCAGAAATGAAAACGCCCGCGATATGCGGGCGCTAGTGACAATTCTTGAGCCTACGCTCTGGGGCTGTACAACTACCGTGTTCCGTTGAGACTCGCAACGGGAAAGTTGTTGAAACAACTCGTTCCACGTGGAGCCGTATGGGGAAGCCGGCCGGCTAGGAAGTGATGCGCGCGATCCAGATTCCGCCAGTACTCCGGAATCGATACGGTGCTCGAGAGGTAATTTCCGACGATGATGGCCCTGCTCTTCGAGGGGACGTGAACCACGTATTGCGCCCACAGCGTCGCCTGGAGCGCCTCCGGCATGAACGGCTCCGAGGCAATGGCCCGGGCGATTTCCAGCGCCTCCCCTACCCTCACCTCGCCGAATTTCGCCGAGAGCACGGTGCCTTTCATGTCCAGATACCCGCCGCGGGCCCGCGCAATGGTATCCATGCTGGGATAGCCCTCGTTCGTATCCGAGAGAATCCACCGGGTGCAACGACCCCAGGCTTTGCACGAGGTATCGACCCAATCAATCATGCGACGACTCCCATAGCTTTGAGCGCCTCCAGAGGCGTGCGCACGATAGGCGTTCCGGTGGTGGCGATAAAGTTTCGTTGGGCTTCCTGACGCTTATCCCGCGCCACGGTCAGCTTCTTGCCGCGCCCGGTCTTCACCTCCAGCAGTTGCACCATCCCCGGTGCCCAGGAAGG